TCAATATCCGCAATTTCAGATAAGTTAGTCGCACCAGGTAATGTAGTAATTACGTCAGGAGCTGCAGGGTCCCTTACAGGTATAAAGTAATCTTGGTCAACCGCCATTTGATTGAACCTTAAATCAACATTACCTGTTTTATTGTCAACAACTTGAGACCTCTTAAATTTATTGGCAACCCTTTGTACATATGGTTCAACGTCTTTATCGTCCATATTACCTACAAATACTTTAAACACACGTCTTTCAGGTGCTCTTGAGGTTCTATATATTAACATGGCATCTTCAGACAATAGTAATTGTTTCCAAATACGTCTTGCTTTTTCTAACATAGATGTTCCGTAAGGTAATCTTCTATCATCACCTAACAATCTAAAGTGAGCAATTTCCCAAGTATTAAATTCTAAATCTTTGTTTTTCCAAGTAAATTTTAAATGTTTTTTTGTTGGGTCTTCATCAATTGATTTACCCTTGGCCATCATTCCTCTTTCCAATCTTTCAATTTCAATGATTGGTAATTGCATACATCCAATTACACCTTTTTCAGGGTCTAATTTTATATACACAAAGTTGTCACCATACTTACATGTGTTTCTAGTCCACATCGGTAAGTTTGTATTAATATCTAAAATGTTATTAAATAAATCTGCTAAAATTGATTTTATTCTGTTGGACTCCGAATAAATTTGTAACATAAAACCATCTTCATTTATGGTTGTAGATTCTTCAGCATAGATATCTAACGCTGCGGAAATTTCAGGAGTGAACTCCATAGATTCATAATCATAAAATGCGGATAATCTTGTTGGCTCATAATACGTAGCTTGAGTGTAAAGATTGTTTTCAATTTTAGTCCACTGATTTGCCAAATAGAAAGTTTGTTGAGCTTGTAATAACTCTTTATCATATTCTCTTTTGGATGTTGTTTTAAGAAGTTCTTTTTTGTCAAATTTTAAACTAGGGTAATCCTGATTCAGTAACGAATTAGGACCAAACGCTTGTGTTAATCTTTGCCAAACTGTAAAATTTTTTTCTGCCATACTTAATTATAAATACTTTAAAATTAAATTAAAGATTAAGGAGTAAGTGTTATTGTTACACCTTTACTATTTAAACTTGTAACCGCAGTATCGGATAATGAAGTTCTTGTACCCCTTAACGTTATTGTTTTAGTCGGATAACATGAGCTCCATGTTACCCCTCCACCATAAGAATCTAAATCAATTAACAAATTATCATTTTCAGTTGAGGTTAATGGATATGAACCCAATTGTAATGTGAATAATGCCATAGTTTCCGTACCCCACGAAGTCACACCATTAGTATATGTCAATAAATTTGGATTATAAGAACTAATATTAAAAATACAATTTGGGTATTTATTCCCACTAAATAAATTAGATAAGTCCCCATATATATAATCAAAATCAACTTGGAAAGATGAACCTGAAATGTTTGGTATTGTCATAGTATTTCCTGTAATCAAATTATTAACACCATCTAAATTTATCACACTATAAGTACTATTAGGTAAATCACTCAAATCTCCGATTATTGCTCCTGTTCCACTAGTAATAGCGATAGATTGTAAATTTGCATTAAAGTTACTTATGTCACCATATAAACTGTGGCTACCGGAAAATGTTAAATTTACAAGTGTTGGTGGGAAATTAACAATGTTTCCGGTCACAGTGTTTTGACCTCCAAGATTTATAGTGGTTAATGATGGTAAATTCATATTTACAGTATCCCCACTTATCGTATTGTTACCCGAAACAACAAAAGTTGCTAGTGAAGAATTTGTTAATCCCGAAATATCTCCGGATATTGTATTTCCGTTTGACACCGAAAATAGTGTTAAATTTGTTAAATTACTTATTCCTGAAATATCACCTGTTAATTGTGTGTTACCTAGTTGTCCTAAACTTATTATTACCAAATTTATAGGTAAATCATTTGTTGTCGAAGTTGTATAGTCCCATGTAATATTTAGATTAGTTAACGTAGCTGGTAAATCTGAAAATTGTCCGATAACCCTTCCTCTTGACCATTGTAATAATGTTAAACTGACTAACGTTGATAATTCGACAGTATCTACTATTACAACATTACTATTATTAGGGGTAGTACTATTTGATAGTGTAAATTGATTTATATTACCAAAATAGTAAATTGTAATTAAACCAGTATATGGGGAACTATAGGTGTTAGAATATGAAGATGAGGTGTAGTTTAAGATACTACTTGTATTACCGTCACCCCAATCAACGTACCCACCGCTAGCAAATCCTGAAGAATTTAAACCAAAGGATATTGAAACAACAGTTGCTGATGATGCACTAAAAGTAAATGTTTGAGCAGGTACAGGTGACAATGTTGGAGTAACTGTTGGAGTAACTGTTGGACTTGGAGTAAATGTTGGAGTGATAGTAGGTGTAATTGTTGGTGTTGGCGTAATGGATTTAGTAGGCGTAACTGAAGGGTTAATATATCCAGCATATTGATTATCTCTTATGGATATTTCTTCATTTTTTTGTACTTTGTATGTCGATATTCCAATTCCAGGAATAAAAATTCTTGAACCTGTAAATTTATTTCCCGTATTTGGTAAATTTTGTACTCCCATGTTTTATAACTATCTTCTACCTCCAAATAACCAAGAATAATTTTCATAATCTTGTTTTGTAGGTCCACTATTTTTATTTTGTTGACCCATATTCAACATTGGGTCAAAATATTCTGTTCTATGGACAGGTTCGCTATCTGAAACATGCCATGATTCAATCATTACTTTAGCTTGTTCAGTCACTTTTGTAATTGATGCAAATGAGGATTCTCCAACATATACAGCCATGGCAATTGACATAATAAGGTCATCATGTTGTCCTTTTTGGTGGTCAGGTCTTCCATTAACATAAACAAAAGTATTCATTTCGTTTAATAATCTATTTGACCTAATTAATAATCCATGTCTCAAATATTCTTCAAAAATTGCAATTATTTGAACTCGTTTATTATTAAAATTTAATCCTGGTATTTTTTCAGCCGCCTTTGGGTCCCATTTCCATCTGTTTGTTGAATCCAACCCATCAATATATAAATCTCTATATCCCAACTCTTGTAGTTTACGAGATGTAGTAACTCCCATACCACCTGTGATATCAATTACAATGAATGCCGAATACATTAATCCCCATTTATAACAAAGTTCGGCTAAAATATCGGGTGGAATTTTTCCAACATATTCCGCAACTTGTTCTCTTGTTGTAAAATCTAAAATTTGAAAAGTTGAATAGTCCTCACTATCTCCTCTTGAAACGTCAACGCCCATTATGTATTTGTGACCAACTTCAGGTTCCTTCCATATCCACAATGACCCGCCTATCATTTTATTTACAGGTTCCTTAATCATTGTATTTTTTATGTTTTCAATAATGTTAGAATCAATAACGTTATCCCCCGAACCTAAAAATGCACACTCTAATTCCTGATTAACTTTACGTCTATCATACTTTAATTTTTTAACCATCGATTCGTACCAAGAAGAGCTTGGTTTATATCCTTGGTTGATGTAATTTTTAATTTCTTCAAAATTTTTATTATCACTTGTAGTTATAATTTCAACATTTTGATATTCATTTCTGTTTAAATAATAATGAATAATATCTTTAACGTTTATAAGTTGTAAATCCTTTGAATATCTCGGGTCTTTCCACCAAACCATTTCAGAAATTTTAAACTCATTCATTCCTTTTAAAGCTTGGTCATAAATTTCATAATAAATTGGGTCATAACCATTTGGTGTTGATACCACAATAACCTTACCTCCGGTGGATAATGAGGCCATACAAGCAGCCCAAAAATCTTCGTCAGCTTCAATATACGCAGCTTCATCAAAGATTAATATTGTTGGGGTATAACCACGTAATGCATCTTTTGAGGTTGCCACCGCTTTAACTTCACACCCATTTGTTAATTTAAAATGTCGTTGTGAATTTTTTTCAGAAGAAAATGTAACTCCAACCCAAGATGGCCATTGTTCTGTAAAACTTCTAATTTTATTTGCAACTTCGACCGCAGTATCTAATTTGTTTGCAATAATCAATATTTTTTCAGGTTTGTTTTTTGAAGCAAATACTAATTTTTTTGATGACCAAGCCGCTGTAACTGTAGACACACCAGCCTGTCGATATTTTAATGCAATATTTTCATTGTATTGTTCATAATCATTCACTAAACCTACTTGGTCAGGAAATAACTCTAATGGTACATATTTTTGGACAGTATTGTCATAAGTTTGTAAATATGTTTTTAAAGCATATGGTGTTGATTTCATACACTTTGCATATTCTAAAAAAACTTGTTCTTTAGTTAAATTCATATTAATAAATATCTGAAATGATTTTAAATAAGAAACCCCTCTTTTGAGGGGTTTTTAATTTTTTTTAGAATCCTAATCCTGATAAAAAATCTTCATCATCAAATTGTTCGTCTCCATATTTTTTCTTTTCCCTGTATGTAGGATTTTGTTGTATTTTTTTAACTAATTTTCTTGATTTTTCAACTAATTGTGTAATAAAATTTTCAGCAAAATTTTGGTCAGTTAATCCCAAAGTAAATAATGATTTAGCCAATTCTACCAAAACATCATATTTTTCCTCCGATAATAATTTAAGAACAAATGGAGTCAAATCTCTTTGTTCTTGTTTGTCTTCAACTAACCTATTAAAAATCTTATAAAATTCAATATAAAACTTTTCACCATATACCAAGTCATAAGCTTCTATTTCTAAAGAACTTGCTTGTTGTTTTGCAATTCTACCTTTTTCACCTTGTTCTCCTCCTGCAGATGTAAAAAACATTGCAACACCCTTAACTAATTCATGAATAAGTAAAGGTAATGTCATTGCTCTTGCCTTTATAATAAATGGACCGCTTGGTTGTGGTGATGAAGGTTGTTGAACAGGAACTTCTTCTTGTTTTTCAGTTTCTTCATAATCTTCGTCGTCATCATCTTCACCATTGTTACTACTCATACCTTGTGACTTATTTGGCGGTAAAACTTCAATTTGTCCAATTTGTCCTCCTCCAGATGTGCCAATTGAACCGATATCTGGAAATAACCAATACATATGTAACATTATAGGTTGTAATACGTTTGATAACTCCATTATTCTTTCTCCACCTGGTAATTCCTCAATTTTATCTCTACATATCTCGTAAGCATTTGCATAATATAATGCCATACCACGTCTAAATAAATTAATAATCATTCTTCTTGAAACTTCATCTGAAAAAGATTTTTTAGCTTCCATTGCAGTTTCGGGAGATATTTTAAAATTAGATTCAATTGCTTTTTTAGCTTGCTCTTCATCAAATTCAACCCCCATACTTTCAAACTCTTCTTTCATTTGTTCAAGTTGTTCTTGTTTTTGTTTGTCAATACTTGAAAACTTTTTCATGATTTCTTCATCAGAAATTTTTTGAACTTTAGCCTTCATTCCTTGTAATTGACTTAAAAACCCTTGGGTGAATTTACCATCAAGTTTTAATTTTTTGTCAAAAAACGCTCTGTCAATACCCATAGCTTTTTCTACAGACTCTGTAGCGATTTCTTCTAACTCACTTTGATTTCGACTTTGTAATTGTATTAATTCTCCTAAAATCTCATTTACTAATGAATAAAGTTCTCTAAATGCTGTTTGAGCATCTCTTTTTAAATTTTGATTACCTCTTGTTAATCTAGGGATAACACCTGAACTTCTATCCATTAATCTCTCTAAATTTAGAACAGACTCTTTAAATGCCTGTGATGTAAAGAAATCAACTTGAGCTTGGGTTAATCCAAATTTACTCAATGGTAATTTACCACCTTCGATTTTTGATTGTAAATCTTTACTTGGTCTTGCACCTCCTAATTCAGGGTCAAAACTCATAGGTGGTGCCTCATTTAATAGTTTTTTTACCCTTTCTATTAATAGTTTTTTCTTATTCATCATATTATTCTTTTAACATTCCCATACGTTTAACTGCTGACATAAAACTTTGTAATCCTCTAAGCACCCGCTTCAGGTTGGTCATCTGGGTCAGGGTCATCAAATGGGTCGTAATCAGTATCAGTGTCGGGTTTTACTCCAGGTTTTGGTTTAACCGCTGGGTCAGCCATTTCCATATCTTCAAAAATCATTTTCATAATGTCAGCCTTTGTAATTTGTGGTTTTAAATTTTCCACAATAATACTTCTAAATTTGTTCTCTAACAAAACTTCTAAAGGATTTTTACCTTCTTTAATTGATTTTTTAACACCAACAACACATTTTTCATATTTGTCCATTTGTTTTTTTGACCATTCACTTCTTTCTTTTGTACCAAATTCGGCACCCATTACTGAAGTACAAATAGCCCAAGGATTTTTTTTCTTTGTTTGTTTTTTCTCAACTACTTCTATTTTTGCATTAGGGTCTAATTTTTGCATTTCTAAAGCTTTTTTAGGGTCTTTGACCATGATTGATTCTTTAGGTTCTTTTTTTGTTTCAATTAAAAATGTTTTGAATAATTTTGAGATTTCAGATTCAGTCATAAGAGATAATGTTTTTGGACTGAATCCCATTTTTGTTAATACTTGTTTTTTGTTTACTAAACTCATTTTACAGTACTTTTTCAAATCCCAAGATTATGTCGTGGGAATATAATTTATTTTTTGTTTCTTCTTCTTTCTCACCAAATCTAAAGACTAGTCTCTCATCTTTTTCTTTATCACTTTCCCATCCTAAACAGACAACACCGTCCACCGCATCTTTCATTGAGAAATAATCTGAATTTTGTATTAGTTCTAATTCTATTCCTCCTTCAGATAAAACCCCAACACTATGTATGTCCTCAAGTTCAGGTGGTTTTGGGTATGTGTTAGCCGGTTCATGTTCCCAATCTTCTCCCCACACTTCTAAATTTTTAGAGAAAATGAATTCATATCTCATTTCCCCTTTATAATTTGGCCCAAGACCATTTATAAAAACTAAAAAACTCATAAAATATTACCGTTAGGTGTAATCTTTAGTTGTTGTCCGTTATTTTCAAATATTAAATTTTTTCTTGTTGTTCTACCAACAAATTGTAAACTTGGAGCCGCCTCCATTAAATTTTTAGCGATATTTGCTTGTTTTTTAGTAACCGCAAAATTAGTCACATATGAATATCTATTTTTCTTATATTCTTTCTCATCTGTAGACTCAAAGAAGTAACTTTTCAAAATGTTTTCAACCTTTGATTCATTCATATCATACATTTCTGTAGTATTTGAAGCAATTGAAGATTTATGAGTTGGCATAGATTCTCCCATTTCACCTTTTGGTTCTTCATCTTCAGAACTTGTATCGGGTCCCAAATCTTCTTCACTTGATGAAAAATCTATATCGTCACTTGGCATTCCTTCCTCATCTTCTTCAAATCTTGAGACTATTTCTTCTTTATCGTCGGTAGAAAGTTCTTCAAGATTTAATGCTGATAATATTGAGTTTATAACATACTTAACATCTTTACCTGTTAAAGGTTGTTCATCTTCAATTTCTCTTATTTTTTGAGATAATTTTCCTGTAAGTTTTTGGATATCTTTAAATGAAGTTCCCTCATCTTCCCCCATTTCAGGCATATCTGAACCCATGTCTTCACTTCCCATTTCAGGCATATCTGAACCCATGTCTTCACTTCCCATGTCTTCACTTCCCATATCTGGCATATCTGAACCCATAGGAGGTGTTTCTACTGGAGGAGCCGGAGCTTGAGCCGATGGTGGTCCCATAGGTGCGGGTCCTTGCGGCTCGTCTTCCATTTTTGGTTTAGGAGTTTTAAGTAAATATTTTTTATCCTCATTAAATAACGAAATATTTTCTTCAACCTCGTTTAAAGCGTTAACTTCTTTGGCAATAAGATTTAATCTTTTTAACGCTTGTGAATACGCTTTATAATGACTTCTATTCTTCATAGAGTCAATGTATTCGAAATTTTCGTTAATTTTTTTCTTAATTACATATCCAAGTTTTTCTTTTTCAATTGAGTATGTAACACCATCCGCCAAAACAACTTGATAATCACGAGAAGATGTTTCATTAATAGATTGTGGAATTACTTCTTTATACCTAGCGATTTCCATGATACGGCGAATTTTATCCGTACCTTCTAATTTTTCGCTACCTACAGGTTTTAATTTACTCATGTTTCTTTTTTTTTAATAACGCATATAAATGCGGCTTTATTTAGTGTTTTCTAAATAAATACTTTGAAAAATGTAAATTTAATAATTTTTTAAATTTTCTTTGAGGCTCATCTCTTTGTCCTCTATTTTAGATTGTAAATTGTGTAATTTACCAATATGTCCTGAACGACGAAGGTACTTAAATACAATATTTTCATATGAAAATTCGCCTCCTTTTTCTAAACCACAAGTTCTATATTTTTTTAATTTTTTCTTATAACTTTTAATAAGTTCAATAGCCTCTTCATAGTCCAAATCTTTTACAATGTCTTCAACACCATTAATTATATTTACCCACTGCGAAATTTTTTCTTTTAAGAGTTTTTTGTCGACATCTATTTTTTCTTTTTTTGGAAAAGAAACCCATTCATCGTTCAATACAGAATATACTCCTGAACTGAAAGCTTCTATTTTTTTGTCCTGTATATAAAGTTCTACATCAAAACCGTATATAGTAATATCATGCAATTGTGCGAAAATTTTCTTTTTAACTTCAAACAACTCTTGATATATGTCTAGTTTATCTTGGTCAAACTCATTAAAGTCAACCACAATGTGTAAATCGGCGTCTGAAAATTTTGACCAATTATAATTCACCAAAGAACCCATTAAAACAATATCATCAACAAAAAAATCTATACCTACAAATTCTCTAAATAACTCTGCTATTTGTAGTAACTTTGTTCTGACAATTTTTTTTAATTTTACTGTGTCTCCCTTTGTTTCCCAAATGTCAGGACAAAGTTCATCTTTAACACTAAAACTTTTTAATATTTCGTCATCTAGTTTCACAAATAATAAATACTTAAAATTTTACAATTTTTTGTATTTGAATTTTTTAGCAATGTTTTTACTAAAAAAACTTCCTTGTGATTCGGCCATTCTAAATTGCGTGTATAATTGATGTGGAACATCCTCGTATTCATATGACATTCCATTTTTAAAATCAACAATTAATTTTTTAGTAATTGTGTCATAGTCTGTCTTAACTAAATTAGTTGATTCAATTTCACAAATAATTTTTTCTCCTATAATTTTTTCACTTTTGATACCCATAAATTCTTTTTTTTAAATCATACAATATAATTATTGAATTTTAAACAAAATATAGTTAACCTTATAAAAAAAACTTTATGACAGATTCAGTAGATGACGGGATGAAACTTCCCAAAAAAGTAGAATCAAACAGTACTACCCCTGTTTTAGATAATTTTAGTAGAGACCTTATCAAATTAGCCGAAGAAGGTAAACTTGACCCTGTTGTTGGTAGAGAGAATGAAATTATAAGAATAGCTCAAATATTATCTCGTAGAAAGAAAAACAATCCAATAATCATTGGTGAGCCAGGTTGTGGTAAAACCGCAATAGTAGAAGGGTTGGCTATGAAAATATTTGAAGGAGATTGTCCAAGAAATTTGTTAGATAAAAGAATATTGTCTTTAGAGATGAATTCAATTGTTGCCGGTACAAAATATCGTGGACAGTTTGAAGAAAGGTTGAAAGTAATTTTAGAAGAAATTCAAACTAATCCTAATGTTATTCTCTTTATTGATGAAATCCATACAATTGTTGGGGCAGGTAATGCTTCAGGTTCCCTTGACGCATCAAACATTTTAAAACCAGCCCTCTCAAGAGGAGAAATTCAATGTATTGGAGCAACAACTTTAGATGAGTACAAAAAACAAATTGAAAAGGATGGGGCTTTAGATAGAAGATTTCAAAAAGTAATTGTTAGTCCGTCAACAAAAGAGGAGACACTTCAAATTTTAAAAAATGTTAAAGAAAAATATGAGAATTACCACAAAGTAATTTACACGGATAATATTCTTCAAATTTGTGTGGATTTAGCCGAGAGATATATTACGGATAGAGAATTCCCTGATAAAGCATTTGATATTTTAGATGAGGTTGGAGCAAGAGCTCAAGTTGATGTAAAGAATCCTGAAATAATTGAGGAGTTAAAAAAAGAAGCTTACGAAATTAAACAACAAAAACTTATAGTTGTAAAAAAACAAAAATACGAAGAGGCTGCAAATTTAAGAGATAAAGAAAAGAAAGTTTTACAACAATTAGAAGTTGAAAAAAAATTATTTGAAGAAGATTTGTTGAATAATAGAAAAGAAGTCGCTGAAGAATTAGTTTATGACGTTGTTTCAACTATGACTAAAATTCCACTTACAAAACTTACTTTAGATGACAAAAACGTATTAATTAATTTAGAAGAAGAATTAAATAAATCAGTTGTCGGTCAAAAAGATGCAATTATTAAAATTGCCAAATCAATAAGAAGAAATCGTCTTGGTATTAAAGACCCAAACAAACCAATTGGTTCATTTATTTTCTTGGGTTCAACAGGTGTTGGTAAAACTTTATTAGCCAAAGAACTTGCCAAACAAATATTTGGAAGTGAGGATAATTTAATTAGAGTTGATATGAGTGAATTCCAAGAAAAACACTCTGTATCTCGTTTAATAGGCTCTCCTCCAGGTTACATTGGGTATGATGAAGGTGGCCAACTTACTGAACAAGTTAAAACAAAACCATATTCTGTAGTATTATTTGATGAGGTTGAAAAAGCACATAAAGACATTTTTTCAGCATTACTTCAATTATTAGATGAAGGTTACATGACAGATAGTTTTGGAAGAAAAATAAATTTCAAAAACTGTTTAATAATTATGACTTCAAATATTGGGGTTAAAAAATTACAAGAATTTGGTTCAGGTATTGGTTTTGGAACTTCAAATAATGTTTATAAAAATGAAGAAGCGAAAAAAGGTGTTTTAACCAAAGAACTTAAAAATTATTTCGCACCTGAATTTATTAATAGATTAGATGAAATTATTGTTTTCAACACATTACAGGATAATGATATTCAAAAAATTGTTGACGTTGAAATTTCAAAATTAAAAAATAGATTAGATTTGTTAGGTTATAAAATTAATTTTGATAGTAGTGTTATTGAATATATTTCTAAAGTTGGTTTTGACGAAGTTTACGGAGCAAGACCATTAAAAAGAGCAATACAAGAAAAAATTGAAGATTTTGTATCGGATGAGGTATTAAAGAATAATATTGAAATCGATACTCCTTATACTATTTCAATGAAAGATGAGGAGGTCATTTTAACAAAAAATGACAAACCAAAAAAGAGTAGAAAGAAAAAGGGGGAATAAAATCCCCCTCTTTTTTTAATTAAAAAAATGTCTGTTTAAATCTCGGGGTACGTGTTTATAAACGTATTTTTTGTTACCTAATTCTTGAATTAATTGTTTCCCTGATTCAATACCTGCAAAGACTTCATCAACAACAACATACTCGTGTTTTGTATGATAAGAATGATAACCTACTGAAAGGTTGATACATGAAAAATCAAATTTTTGTTTTAACTGCCAAATATCAGTATAAGGATGTTGCATAAATCTTGGTTCAGATAACATATTTTCATTCAATACTGTTTTCGCTGTGGTGTGAAACAAAGAATCGGTTTCAAACATTTTAACCCCAAAACAATATTCTGTAACCATATAATCGTCAGGTGCGTCAAACTGAATTGCGTAACCCACATCATTGAAAAATACGGGGTCGGCCTGTTTTGAACCAATACATCCAATTTCTTCGGAGACAAAAAATGCAACCTTTAATACATCAAATTCTTCTAAAAGTTGTAGACAAGCAAACACACCACACTTATCATCACCACCAATACCTGTAGGTTCACCATCATCATTGTACGCTTTTAAACTAAAATTTAGATTTCCTTTAGAGTCTTTTAGTTGCTCTTCTCTAATGTTTATGGTGTCAATAGGGTGAACAGTGTCGGTATGAGCAACAACACATGGATAATATTCACCATCTAAAACTTGGCCTTTTGTTACGTAAATGTTACCTAACTCATCAATTTTAAATGAGTATTTTTTTTCACTCAAATAATCAATCAAAAAATCAATCATTCTATCTTCTTGATAGGTGTGAGTTGGGATTGATAATACCGTTTTAAGAAATTCTATATTTTTATCCATAAGGACAAAGATAATCATTTTTTTGATTCAAACAATTCCGGATGATATAAATAATTAAAAAATTCTTCTAAAGTCATTGTAGAGTTTATCATTCCTTCAGTTGGGTTTGTCCTTAATAATACTATTTTACCCGCAATTATATTTTCTAATTTAAATCTCTCTTTTTTATTTGTTGATTTATTAAAATATTTTTTTTTAGGTAATGAGTACCACTGTCCAAATTTATAGTCTAATTTTGATATTTCGTTGTGTATTCTAACAGTTTCTTCCAATGTTCCTTCTTCAAATTCTTCTTCAACCTTTTCTTTTATTTTTTCAAGTTGTCTTTCTACAGTCGAATTAAATGACTCGGAATTAAAATTTTTATCATCAAAATAAGAATAATAATCTTCCCATAAATCTTCATCAATTATTAAATCATTTTGTACCGCCAAATTGTGTAATAAATCCAAAACATTTTCGTCTTCATCTGTTTGAGTCATTTTCCATAATGAAAGTAATAATGAAACTGTTGTGTAATAATTATGAGCACAATTCTTTTCATAAATCCCAAACTGTGAAAATTTATCACAAGTTTTATTCAAAATATATTGTCTTAAACCAACAACTAACGCTTCATCATAAAGTTCAGAATATTCATAACAAATTGTATCAATTTCATTATTATATTTATTAATCATGAATATAAATGCGTCTTCTTCAGGTCTACCATCTTCTTCTAAAGTATCTACAAATTTTGGATTTACAATTTTTAATATTGATTTAAATAACTTTTTATTATCTTCATTGAAATAATACCAACAGGTCCCATACTTCCATTCTTCCTCACCGTGGTAATATGGGTCAACAAAAACATGTCCGTTATACCCATATCTTGAAAAGGCGACATTGAAATAATAGGAATTATTGTCATTTCTTGAGTCATCTCCCATAAAAATTTTTGCGAACTCCTCTTCGTGAAATGATAATGTTACTAATGATTTACCTAAATTATTTGGATTTGTTTTACCAATTCTGACATTATCATCACTTCTTCTCACGTCCCAATCATCGGCCGTACCCTCAACAAATTTTTTTAAAGCTTCGTAAAGTTTCATATTATTTTAATAAATACTTGTGTAATTAAGAATATATTTATATCTTTGTACAATAGTTCTTTGATTTATGGGGATGTTTTTGGCTTTGACAGGATTGGATTGGTCATAAAACGCATGCCGGAGCTGAATTAACTCCGCTAAACTGATTCAAATTATAAACGGCAACGTTATCAACAAACTTTCTACAATCGGTTTAATCCGTACTGAAGAAGTATCTGTAGCTTAATCTAGGATTAACCTACTAGGGGTCGGCAGACATACAACCTTGCAACAGAAGTCGTAGTTGTGGTGTGGTTTCTACCCAAAAAGAAACAAAGTGGAGGATTAGTTCTCAGTAAACCGAACCACTATAAAATAAGGGAATTGTGAAGTTTCGGATTGTTTAGAAAAACAATGACCTAAGCGTGTAGTGTTTTATGTCAGACTTTTTTGGACCCGGGTTTAATGTTGGACCCATAACATAGTAATATGTTATTAAAAATTGGAAGAATTCAGTGAACTCTTAACAGGTAATGCTGATGACAATACTGAGCCGAGCCTCATAGGAAGAGGAAGGTGCAGAGACTAGTGGGATTTAGACGCTTCTAATGTAATACCACACAAGAATCCAACACCCTACATTTGAGGGTGATGATATAGTCCAGTTAGTAAGGAAACTTATTATGTTTAGCGACCCCCGGCATCTCCACCATTTTAATAAAGGGACCAAAGTCCCTTTATTTTATTTCTTTTATAGATACAATATCAACTCCTTTACCTTTATTTTTAAGAGTTATTTCTTGTTCATTAGGGTAAAGAATATTATTTTCAAGAGTCGAAAATAAATCGATTTGATTTTTTTTAGCAGTAACAGTAATTAAAAACTTTTTTTCACCATAACCAGTTGTAAAACTGTGTGAACTCATCAAATCTTTTTTAGAATGACTATAATGTGAACCTAAAAATTTTGTATTAATATCTTCTTTATTATCAACACTTATAATTCGATACAATTTAATTTCTTCAGGTAATTTTTCTAAATGAGATTTTAAATTTTTCAATTCAGACTTAATATCCTCACCACTAAATCCCATTTGGGATAATAAATCTTTAAGTCTTTTGACTTGTTCTTTGTTAAACATTATTAAATGATATATTTATAAATAAATACTTATAATGCCCAATTCAAAATTTGAAAATTTCAATGATAAAGTTTTAAAAATTTGTATAATCAATTTATATAAACTTTTATTAGAAGACGGTGCTGAAAATCCTAAAATCTATAACATATCTGACGATGAAGTTTATAATAGTATTGAATATGTAATAAGAATGTTTGGTTTTGGTGACGGAGATTATGAAGACATCGATTTTATTTTTGCTTTGTATGATTTAAATTACACATTAATTAAAGATGGTAAAATTGAAGGTGAATTAGTAAGACCTAAATTAGAAACATATTTGTTTGACATTGAGGTGTCTGAAAGAGTATATCAAACTTTGACTTATCAACATAAAGAAAAATCATATTCATCAAAAAATGTCATACCAATTAATCGTAGAGCTGAAGACGATGGTAATTTTTCTATATGGGACGGGGATATAATAGACACAAATGTTCATGATTCAGATACCACTGATATAAGTTATCCAAGTAATGTTATAAAAGTTAAAGAATAAATTATTATTTTAATAATTCTTGAATTCTTGTTATTTCTTCAATTAAGTTTTGTTTTTTAACCGACTCTGTAATTTCTTCAAAATCAACGTCTTGGGCAATTCCATCCCAAAATGATTTTTCTTTATCTCCGCTTGGTAGTCCTTTTTGGTCTCCGCTTGGTAGTCCTTTTTGGTCTCCGCTTGGTAGTCCTTTTTGATTATCTAAATTTTTTTGGTCATCTGTTTTTGGGTTGTCAGGAGTTTTTTCGTCTTTGTCTTCAGGTGTTGTAGTATCCCCTTGAGTTTGTTTTTCTTTTCTCCATAATTCCCAACAAGGGTCGTCTTCTTTTGCGGTACCTAATGTTTTGTGTGGAGCTGAAATTAAATTTTTGAAAAAACATCTCGCCTTTGTTAATGGGTCTAAATTTGAACCCTTTGAAAATTTTGTCCCTATAAAATCAATTGCGTCAATTTTATTTCCATTTTTAATAACAAATAATTCAACTTCATCGTCCGTAACACCTAAAGCGGTTGATTGATTAACTTGTTGACCCTCTCTAACTTTTATTGTACCATCAATATTATATGTTGTTGTGATATCTTGCTCAACTATTTTTTCATGGTTTATTGTAACTTCTTCACCGTCAATTTCCGTTACAATACCAGGTAATACAGGATATACGTAATGGTCACGATTGTCTTTTATTTCATATAACGCGCCTTTACCTGATATTCTTTTTACTTTAACATCACCACCTAAAGGTGCCTTTGCAACTAATCCTGACATTATTTTATAAGTTTATTAAATAGTTTTATATCATTAATGATTAATGGTTTTAATTTTTCAATTGATTCTTTTTGGGTTGTTGGTGCCGCAGTTTGTCCCTGCATAAGTTGTTGGACTAGCCCTCCTGTGAAATTTTGTCTAGCAACATTCAGATAATCTTTATTAAATGAATTAGATGCAGTTGAGCCAGACATTTGTGTTTGGTTTGTTTGATTTTGTTTTGAAGAATTTCTTATAACCAATTGATTATCACTTGTAGTACCTAATATATCACCTTTTTTAACATTTTGATTTTTGTTAGTGAGTTCTCCCCTCCAAAAATATTCAGTGTTACCTATTTTAATTCCAACTGAAAATTGTCCTTTATCTATTTGACTAATTGGTCCTTGGTCTTGTGAAATAATATTAGGGCCACCTTTAAATCTTATTTCACCATTACCTTTATCTTGCCTTTCAGTACAAGGTTTTATTGGTAATTGGTCTTCACTATATGGGGCACATTTATTGGATTGGTTAGTTATAGTTGGAGTTGCCTCCTCAATAATTTCTTTGTATCTTAATATTTCATTAACAACATCAGGATTAACATTTGATTCTTGCCCAACACCAAATAATTTTTTAATAAGATTAGAAAATTGTTCTCTTGATTTATTTAATGTCCCTTTTGAATCATCTTCATCATCAATATCTAAATTTGAATCTGAATTATTTTTGTCCGGAGCGCTATCAAATTCACTTGGTAGTTGAGTTTGTTGTCCGCTTGGAGCACCTGTATAGTAAGGTTCAGGATTTACGTTTTTACCGTCTTCAAGAATTTCAAAATGTATGTGTGCTCCCATAGAATTTCCTCTTCCTGGGTCGTTTGAACCCCCGCCTGAAAGCCCCACAACTTGACCTTTCTTTACTTCTTTTCCTTTTTCAACATCAATACGTTTTACGTGACAATATTTTGATTTAACATTTTTACCATTAAATGTACCATGATTGATTACAATTAGTCCACCGCAGTTACCGGCTTTAGGGTTTGCCTTTTCAATAACCCCGTCTAATGGACTTGTTATTTGAGTACCGCTTGGATATGCTATATCAATACCTTTATGGTTTCTACTAGCCCTCCCACCAATATTTCTTGGTCCGTACTTTGATGAGATTCTTGCTTTTCCTGAATTTGTTATGTTTCCAAATTGTGCCATAATAGTATAAATATATTATTAATCTAAAATATTGTTTTTTTAAAATTTTATGTTTAATTTTGTTTTATGTACAGGTCAAAATACAACAAAAAAATTGGTGGGGTCTGTGGTGGTTTATCTGAAATTATTAACATCGATGTTAGTTTAATACGTGTAATTTTTGCATTTTGTTTATTTACCCCTTTTCCAATATTAACTATTTATTTATTGATGTGGTTTATTATCCCATCACGTTAAAAATGGAAGAAAAATTATACATAACAATGCCAATTGAACAATTAGAAAAATTGAAAGATTTTGATAATTGGAAAGAATTTAAAAATAATGTAGATTATTTTAACAATAAAGAAGTTCAAATTCATAAAAAAATAATTATAAAAAAAAATCTTGAGGTAGACCCTTGGGATAATTATAGTGGAACACATTTTTAACATGTACTGTATTGTAAAATATATAAAAGTAGATAATAAAGAATTACCTGTAATCATTTTAAATTCTCAAGACGAGGTTCTTGAATTTGACACTAATGCTCAGGCTGAAGATTTTAAAAGTATTCTTCAAATGAATTCAGATTCTGGTCATAGATATATAGTAAAAAAAATTTAACGTATTGAGTATTTTTGCCCCTGTAGGTAAAGGGATATACCCACTGCCTTCTAAGCAGTTATTTCTGGTTCGAGTCCAGACGGGGGTACCATTTTAAACTGTTTCGTAAATATCTAAATTTGAATCAATAATTCTTGTCAAACATTATATTCCTTCTCTATGGGAATAAGAAATAATTCTTATGAAAATTTTAGTTGGGGTGAAACAAAAACACTTGATTCTCCAATACCAATTAAATTTGATGGAAAAGATATCAGAATATACACGGAGCGTTTACAATATTACCAAACATTACTGCCAGAACATAAAACAGAAGGAGGTCACTATTGGTTGGCTTACGATGCCGATATGAAAAAATGTAAGTTTTATATGGTAGAATATTATGGTAAAGACTTTATACTTATTGAATACGATGATATGTGTTTGCTATACGGAGTTATTTATTAAACATAGTCGTTAAGTTCATTATCCCTTATTCCATCTGAAGTTTTTTGCATACTAGGGTTTGTATTTAATTCGCCTAATAAAAATACATTTTCACCATATCCATCAAAATCGCCAGAGTCACCCCAAAATTCATAAGTTTTAAATGTATTAGACGGGAAATCATCACCATCCTCTATTTTATCATATTCACTTAAAAGTTCAAGTTTTTGAAGTAATTTAGTATCAATTGAAAAATAATCGTTTTGACTGACGTGATTTAAATATTCGTCTTCGACTTCACCTGAACCGTCACAAACATCACATTGTTCTTGTCCGGAAGAGCAATGTTGGCAATCTAATCTACCACTACCGCCACAATCATCACAAATTTCACCTTCACCATCTTCACCACTACCGTCACAAGTATCACATTCTACATCACCCTCTCCCTCACACATACCGCAATCATAAGAACCGTCTCCGCCACAAAAAGAACAGGAAGTATATGGTTGTTCATCACTCACATAAATAACGGAAAAAGAAAATAAATTAGATAAAATTTCCTCAAGAACCACTTTCAATTCTCTTCCTTCTTTATATCCAAGAATTAAAAAAGTTAAATAAATTGTTTCACTTGCACTTAACCTTTTCATAATTTGAGATAAGAAAACATCTTTTTTTAAGTGAGCATATATTTCACCTGATGTCGGTGTTCTTTTTGATTCTAT